TGACTTCATCGACCACATCATAGCCTTTAAGTCCATAGAAGCCAATTGCTTCCCCACTGTGCAATAGACTGTCAGCCGAAGTGTATTCACCCATTGCAGTAAAGCCTGCTCCGTCAAGTATCTTTTTTATCTCTGCCGCCATTTCTGTCCAGACTGTCATGGCTCGTCCTCCTTCCTAATATGCGATAACAGCATTGAATACAAAGCCGTCCTTTGAGAAAAATCTTTCCGCCCTTGAAACTGCGCTGTCACGAAGCTCTCTTGCCGCCTTTATCCTGTTCTCCTCGTCAAAAGCCTCCACCGCCTTGCCCTGTGCCGTAAACATGACCTTGTATTCAGCAGCCTTCAGACAAATAAATCTGTAAAAGGCCTCCGCTGCCGCCGCAAATTCGCATATAGCCGTCCCGCCCTCAGCGACCATTCGCTCCTGGTCAACAGCCTTTTCCATTTCGTCAGCACACACCGTTATAAGCCCTGCATACACCTCAGCCGACGTGCTGTCAAGTCCGCTTAGCTCCATGAAATTGCTCTTTACATTGTCTTTGCTTATTGCCATTTTCCTGCTCCTTTCAAAAAATATACCCGCCCACCGTCCCTTTTTCATTATCCTCTCAGCTTACTTTGTAGTTTTCAGCGTCTTTACAGCGCCGCTCGTAAGTACAGAGAAACCTGCAAGCACTGAGCAAACGATCTCGTTGCACTGATTAGTAATAAGCTTATCGTAGTCCACGATAACATCTCCTCCAAGCACCATTTCAACAGCACTGCTCTGGTCGATGCCCACCGCAATACCGCCTGTGAGCTGAGGGCATTTTACAAGCGTTACACCATATGGCGTCTGAACTGTGCCGCCTGCCATATAGTCGCCAATGCAGTATTTCATCTCGTCCATAGCAAGGATCTTAGCCATAACATCAGGAGTACAGATCATGGTCGTCATGTTAAACTCGCCCATGGAAGCCCAAAAAGCCGCCAGATCAGCGTAAGTAAGCTCACTGCCAATAAGAGTCTGAGCTGTAATACCTCTTGTTATCTCAGTCATAGCAAAGCTGTTCACATCTCTGCTTATGGTCGCTCCAAGGTTTCTCAGCACCACGCCGAAAGCCTCAAGCTTCTGCTTCCTTACAGACTCAAAAGAACAGTTAAGACGTCTTGCAAACTTTGTAAGAGTCTTACTGGAGGTGCTAAGTCTGACAGTTGTGATAGGCACATTTCCACCCTCTGCCACAACGTCAGTTGAACCTGACTTTGTAACGTTCAGACCTCTGAAATCCACTCCGTCAGTGTATGAAACAGCCGCCGCTACCTTGCCCATGATAGAAGCCTCGTCCATGCCCTGCTTGACAGTGCGTCTTATGTACTCAGGAAAAAGCACTGCCGACTCAGTGGAAATGAAGAATTTCTCCACCCTGTCAGAATTTGCACCCTTTACCTTGATGTCAAAACGCTTGAGCTGTCTTTCAAAAGCGTCAAGACCTTTAAGCTCTGTGTTCTCATAGTTTGCGTCAGGATCAAGCTCAGCCAGCGCCTGTGTGAATGTCTTGCCTGTGATAGAATAAAGTCCCTTTTCAAGTTTGATATTGTTGTACATATTATTTTCTCCTTTTCGATAATTAAAGTTGTCCGATTTTTTGTACTGATTTTCGTATCATCGAAAACCATTTGTCTTTTCGGGTGAACACTGTTCGCCCCTACAGTGATGATATCACATTCTGGCATTTAAGTCCCTATCTCCACATTGTCATCGCCCCCTTTCACATCTGTCCCTTACATCTTGTAATCCCCCGTGATAAAGCTCTCCCTTTCGGCTTTGTAGACCTCCTCATTCTCAGCCGCCTGCTTTTCAAGCCTGCCACGGAAGTCAATAAGCTCCGTAACTGTCATAAGCTCCGCAAGTTCTTTCACACGCTTTGCACTCATAAAAGGCTTGCAGAAATAGCTGAGCCTTAAAACGTCCTTTTCAAAAGTTTCCCTCGCAAGGGCAAGCTCATAGCTCTTGTCGGTGCTTTCCTGTTTCTCCCTTAAGGCAAAACGCTTCGTTACCCCTGCGTTCACCTGTGCAGGCACTGCCACGAACGACCACTCGTAAGCGTCAAGCGGCTCGTCAAGAATGTGATAACACAGCTTACCGCCGTATTCACCGCCCTTTTCATGGTCACAGCCGCCCTTGTACATATCCGCTCCGCATACAGAGCAAAGCTTCTTTCCCATGGTGCAGCTAACGGATACCTCTTTCTTTATTCCGCCCTGGATCTCGCTTATAAGGTCGCCGTTAGAAGCAGTTCGCACCATGTAAGCCTTTGCCATAAGCCTGCGGTAGACCTCTCCGTCTGTTGTAGTTTTCTCAGGCAGAGTTTCCACCCAAGTGTCGAATATTCTAGCAGTCTGCTTTGAGCTTTTAGGGTCATGGTCGAAAATACCCGTTCTGCCATTAAAAAGCTCCGCAAGCTTCTCCAAAGCGCCTGATGAAAACTTTTCACCATCTCTGTCAATGTCATTGTCACAAAGCGCCACCCTGAAAACAAAGACCTTGTCCTCCGTGAGCGGCTCTCTCGCATAGCCGTTTATCTTTTCAAGCTCCTCGCCTGATACTGTTTCGCTCATTGCATTTCCTCCTTTTTTCTTTCATTCTCTACCCTTTCGTTTTCAAGCTCCGCCGTCTTAGCCTGCGCATTGTAAAGTCTTGACTTTGCCAACGCTTCCTCGTCCTGAAGATTTATGTTGTCCCACTCTATCTCCACCCCACAAGCATATCCGTTAAGCCTTAAAAACGCCTCGCATATCTCTTTGAGTATAGGTTCAAGCAGTCTGCGGTAATATTCAAGCTCGCTTGTGAGGATATCCGATTGCTGTGCAGACATTCGCTCAGTGGTTGACCAGTTCAGCCCAAGCAAAAACGGTGGTATTGAAAGCTTCGCTACAAGCTGTTCCATAAGCTGTCTGACAGGTATCTCCGTGTCTATCATCTGATTGTCAGCGCCTATGACCTTTATGTCCACATCACCCACAGCCACAAAGTCCTGCACCGAGCCGTTTCGTGAGGCTCTCATGCCCCTGCTCCATTCCTGAGCTATCTGCTCTGCACGCTCCTTGGCTCTCGCCCTGTCGCTCTCCCCCTCAGGGTGATAAGTCACCGCATAGCGCACATTTCCTACCCTGTCGAAGTTCTGCCCAATGCACTCGTAAATTCGCATAAGTATCTCGCTCAGCGCAGGCAATCCACGGAGTATGGACACTCCGTCAGGGTGCTTAGGACTAGGATTGAGCGCCGTGTAAAGCAGTTTTTCAGGACTTCTTACCGGTATCTCCTCACCGCTTCCCATGTAAAAAATACGTTTTTCAAAAACGTTCCTGCCCTCACGCACCCTGTACAAAGTCGGGTCGCCAACATATATCCCCTTTACCTTTCCAGTTATGTAATCTGCATATATCCTGCCTATCGCCTTGCCATATGTAAGCAGTGAATCCAGATACATATCCGCAAAAGTGTAAATGGACTTTCCCGACACCCCCACGGAAACCTCTCTGCAAAACCTGTCAAGCTCCACCTGCGCCCTCTCGTCACAAGCCGTGACCTTAAAGCCCCCTGTGAGCCTTATTATCTTGCCGAAGCAAGCGTCGATAACAGGCACATTCGCCCTCAGTGCGTCATAAAGCTCCTGCTGAAAAACCCCCTCAGGCGCAAGCCTGTAATGAAACCCCGACTCTCTGTCAGAGCCTGCCGTGTTCGGCACAAATTCACGGACCTTCTTTCTGAAAATACTCATTTTCTCTCCTTTCTTTCTGTACGTTTTTTTGTACTAATGCTCAACTGTCAGTACAAAAAAGTCGTCCTTTTCACGTCCCAGACATTCTGCTGCAAAGTATCTCATATCGTCCATGGCGTGATCGTTCTCTTTCACAGGTGCGTCCTTTCCTGCCTTTTCGTCCCAGCGGTAAAGATTTATCTCACGAAGCGTATCACGACACCTGCGGTTTATCCTTATCCTGCCGTCCTTTATGCAGTCCGACACAAGCCTGATACCCGAAACAACGTCGTTCTTTGCAGGCTGGACAGTGAATTTTCCATGCCTGCGTATGCACTGTATGAACGAAGCCGCCGAGGGATCGCAAATGACCTTTTCGATGCAAAGCCCGTCGGCAAGCTCTTCAAGCCCCTTGTAATGCTCCTCGTCAGTTTTCTGCATACCTTCACGTCGAGAATCATAGTAATACTCCCTGAGCCTGTACCATACTCCACCACTCTCGCCCCAAAGCCCGAAGCTTGAAGGATTTACAGTGCCGTAATCACAGCTTATTACATACCGCTCGCACTGTATATCACCCTCAAAGACGTTTTTCTCCTCGTCGAACATAGGGTAAACAAGCCCCTCTGCTGCCGTCCATTTGCCAAGCACAAAACGCTCGTAAAACGTCCCCGTATATATCCTGTGATAGCGTTCTATCACCGCCCGGTCAAGGGTCGGATTGTCCTCCAGCACAAAATGTCTGTAGATAAGCCGTTTTTCCTCCGCCTTGTCTATCCACTCTTTCTTGAACCAGTGGTAAGGATTGTCAGGATTGCAGTTGAACCACAGCTTGCT